TTCGTTAAATTAATTACGACCGCCGAAGGCTTTTCCAGCTTCGGCGATACCAAATGATCCTAAAGTAACTATTACGAAAGAAGTATAGATGGTGTCAGAGATAACAAAGTCTCTGCCCATATAAGCTGTTACTAAGTCAACAATACCAAACGCAACCATCATAAAGAATGACACGAATCCAATAATAGATTTCTCATTTATATGGTTGTCATCCATGAACAACCCACCAATACGAAACTTCTCTTTGGGTTTAGCCTGCAAAGCCGCTACTTTAAGTTCCTTGGTCAAGGCTTCCATCTCTTTAATCTTGTCATTTGCTTCATCTAATTTCAAAAGCAAGTCGGTGTACTTGTCAAGATCCAAGTTTTCAATCACATTTTTGTTGTCGTTATCGGTGACCGTATCGCTCATTTTGTTACCCTAAATGTATTCAAAGACGCAAATAAAATTTTCAGGTCACTGTGAACGCAATAAATATGATTGCATTGAGTGACTCTTGCGTCTGTAATGTTAAAAAGTTCTCGCAAAACTATTTATCCATTCTTTCGCAAGGGTTATATGCATATTTTTTGTGTAAACACCCAAAATCAATCGAAAAACTGATAAATGGGCGAATAAGGAATAAATATGTATTGACACAAAGAGAAATCTATTATAGACTATCTAAGTGTTAAAAGTTTTCTCAATGAAAGCGAAACAAGTAAGATGATGGCATCTTGCGACAACACAAACTTAACTAAACTTAGGCACATACAATTAGGAGAAACAATATGGCAAGTCTAGCAGACATTCGTGCCCGTCTAGCGGCACAAGAAAATCGTTCTACACAGAACTATCCCCAATCAGACGGAGCAATCTATCCTCACTGGAAAATGGACGAAGGTGCAACTGCATCTATTCGTTTCTTGCCAGATGCGGACGGAAACAACTCTTTCTTTTGGGTAGAGCGTCAAATCATCAAGCTCCCATTCAACGGAGTCAAGGGTGATCCTAACATGAAACAAGTCACAGTTCAAGTACCATGCGTTGAAATGTTTGGTGAAAACTGTCCTGTTCTTGCAGAGGTTCGTCCTTGGTACAAAGATGAGACACTTAAAGAGATGGCTAACAAGTATTGGAAGAAGCGTTCTTATATCTTCCAGGGCTTTGTTCGTCAAAATCCTATCGGTGATGATACTACTCCTGCAAACCCAATTCGTAGGTTCGTCATTTCACCACAAATCTTCCAGATCATTAAATCTTCATTGATGGATCCTGAGATTGAAGAATTGCCAACTGACTTGATGCGAGGTCTGGACTTTAATGTTCGTAAGACTTCAAAAGGCGGTTACGCTGATTACGGTACATCTTCATGGGCACGTAAAGAATCTGCTCTTACTGAAGTTGAACAAGCCGCAATCGAAGCACATGGTCTTTTCAATCTAGCAGACTTCTTGCCCAAGAAGCCAAGCGAAGCAGAATTGCGTGTCATTAAAGAAATGTTCGAAGCATCAGTAGATGGTCGTCCATACGATAATGACAAGTGGGGTGCATACTATCGTCCATATGGACTAGAAGCACCAGCTGGTAGTGCAAGTTCAGATGATTCTGACTCTGACTCAGCTCCAGCGACATCTGCACCCGTAGCCCAGGCACCTGCCCCGGCTCCAGTAGCAGAACCTGCTCCCTCGACTGCTCAAGCATCAGGACCTTCTAGCGACAAAGCACAGGATATTCTTGCAATGATTCGTGCAAGACAGCAAAACGCTAGCTAAAGAGTGTGGGGGAGGCAACTCCCCCATTTTTGATTAGGAGATTTTAAAATGACATTACCAGACGAAAGATTTCGAGCTTTAAAGCAAGGAAAGAAACTTTTAGAGGAACTTTGCGATCCAGGTAAGACTCCTAGAGTACCCAGCGTAGTTAGAGACAGGGCTCGCGGAGCACTGAGGCATTATCCTAGTGATTATGATTTAGATCAAATCGCAGATAATTGCCCAGATATCCTTGACAAAGTTTCATTTGCAGATAGACTAGCACAATCAAATAACCGATAGGAGGAAAAGTGGCTAAACCTTTTGATGTTTCCAAATTTAGGAAAGACATAACCAAGTCCATCGAAGGACTAAGTATTGGATTTAATGATCCAACAGACTGGGTTTCGACTGGTTCATACGCACTCAACTACCTTATCTCAGGAGACTTTCACAAAGGTATCCCTCTAGGTAAGGTAACAGTGTTTGCGGGTGAATCTGGCTCAGGCAAATCATATATTTGTTCAGGCAACTTAGTGCGTCATGCACAACAACAAGGCATCTTTGTAGTCCTTGTTGACTCAGAGAACGCACTAGATGAAGACTGGCTGAAAGCGATCGGTGTAGATACTTCAGAAGATAAACTTTTGAAACTGTCTATGTCAATGATCGATGACGTTGCAAAAACTATTTCAACCTTTATGAAAGATTACAAACTTTTGGATGAGAATGATCGACCAAAAGTATTGTTTGTAATCGACTCACTAGGTATGTTGCTGACACCAACTGATGTTGACCAGTTCGATAAGGGTGATATGAAAGGTGACATGGGTCGTAAGCCCAAGGCACTGACTGCACTTGTTCGTAACTCAGTCAATATGTTTGGTGCACACAACGTTGGACTAGTAGCAACTAATCACACTTATGCATCGCAAGATATGTTTGACCCTGACGACAAAATCTCAGGTGGTCAAGGATTCATCTATGCATCTTCTATCGTAGTAGCAATGAAAAAGTTGAAACTCAAAGAAGATGAAGATGGTAACAAGATCAGCGAAGTACGTGGTATCAGAGCCGCTTGTAAGGTGATGAAAACACGTTACGCAAAACCGTTCGAGGGTGTACAAGTTAAGATTCCATATGAGACAGGTATGAATCCTTATTCTGGACTAGTTGATTTGTTTGAGAAAGCAAATCTTCTTAAGAAAGAAGGCAACAGGCTCACATACGTAGCACAAGACGGTACCGAACTGAAGTTTTTCAGAAAGGGCTGGGAATCTAATAGTGAAGGATGTTTAGACAAAGTTATGGCTGAATACTCTACTGTAAAAACTCAACTTGATTCAATAAATAACGAAGTTGAAGAAATTACAGAAGAGGAAGCATAACATGAATCTAGTTGATTTAAACGAAATTTGGTCTTTGATCAAACCCAGTCTCAGAGACGGCGACCCAAGAGAAGCCGCAGACCTAGTTGTACAACATCTTATCGATGTTGAAGGTCATACTTTTGCAGAGATTAAGAAAGCATTTGGTAACGATCCAGATATCAAAGAAGCACTTTCTTACTTTACTACAGAAGAGGAGTACGAAGAGGAAGAAGACTGGGGTGACGAGGATGATGAAGACGAACTTGAATTTGAATAATCTATGAATTGGTACACACGCATCACACACGATCTTTCAGTAATTCCTGACTTCATCAGTCATTACGAAAATGAATTGATTTCATCTAAATCCGATGTCAGGGTAAGCGGCGTTGTTGAAAAACAAATTGCCGCTTTACCCGGCATTACCGAACACCGATTTAATCAATTGCAAGAGATTGAAGCAGTCTTAAATTATCTTAATATCAGATTAAGAAAAATCCGCAGAACACATTTCCAGAAATATCTGGAGAAATATAACAGGGCCCTTACTAGCCGTGATGCTGAAAAGTATACTGACGGTGAGGACGAAGTTATCGACTTTGAATACCTAATCAACGAAGTAGCATTATTACGTAACAAGTATCTTGGTGTAATGAAAGGCTTAGATGCTAAACAGTGGCAACTGGGTCATATCGTCAGACTGCGTACCGCGGGCATGGAAGACGTAACCGTATCGTAAGTCATTGATTCTAATAGGATCGTAAGTTGTTGATTCTATTAGGAATCCAAAAAAAGTTGAAAAATATCCAAAAAAGTGGATAAAAAGGCTTGACTTTGGGTTGGATTGGGTTCATAATGTGTACATAGACTGAGAAAACGGAGATCGTTATGACTACTGCAATCACTGAAACCCAAGTTCTTGACATTCACGTAGAGGCTCTTCAGGCCGCTAAAAAAGCAGAATCAGACTTTATCTCAAAGCACGGTGAACCTTGGTACTGTGGCTTTGCTTGGGTCGATGTTTACGGAGTTCGTTCTAACAGCAAGTTGGGCAAAGCCCTGCAGGCTGTAGGTTTTGATCGTTCATCTTATAGCAAATCTCTCAAACTTTGGAACCCGGGCGGTTCTGGTACCCAGTCAATGGACGTTAAAGAAACCGGAGCCCGCGCATATGCTGATGTCCTTCGCAAGTATGGCATCCAAGCATATATGGGTTCAAGAGCCGATTAAAAGGCTTGACATTGGTTCCAAAATCCACTATAATTATATCTTACACTGACACACACGGAGTTTAATTATGAGTACTGTTACTATCAAATTTGGCGAGTATCGCAACCAGCCAGTTATCAATCAGCAATTCACTTTGGTCAAAGGCTTTCAGCAGGGCAAGCGTGGCAACTATGTCACTGTTCGCAATGAAGGTCAGTTTCCTCACGTTCAGATCGAAAACGTGAAAGTCAAAGTGAACAACATCAACGATGTAGAATTTACGGGAGGCGAACCAATCGTGTCAACACCCAAAAATGTTATTGCATTTCAGGCCCCGGTCGAAACTGATGAAGAAGCTATGGATCGCATCAAGACCCGCTTTACTATCCTTGACGATATGTCTAAGGCTACGATTGGTGGTGATATCCGTGCAATGATTGTATCAGGTCCTCCGGGCGTTGGTAAGTCTTTTGGTGTTGAACAGCAACTTGAGAAAGCATCACTGTTCGACCAGCTTTCGGGTCGCAAGATCCGTTACGAGATCGTCAAGGGTGCAATGACTGCACTGGGCTTGTATGCAGTGCTATACAAGTATTCTGATGAAAAGAACGTGCTAGTGTTCGATGACTGTGACTCTGTGTTTCAGGACGATCTTGCACTGAACATTCTCAAGGCTGCACTTGACTCGGGCAAGCGCCGTCGAATCTGCTGGAACTCTGATTCGTCACTGCTCAATCGTGAGGGTATCCCTAACGCTTTTGACTTCAAGGGTTCTGCTATCTTTATCACTAACTTGAAGTTTGAACACCTCAAGTCTAAGAAGTTGCAGGATCACTTGGAAGCACTTCAGTCTCGTTGTCACTTCTTGGATCTGACTATCGACACTGAGCGTGACAAGATGCTCCGCATCAAGCAGGTTCATCGTGACAGCGAAGGTGGCTTGTTCCGTGACTACAACTTTGACGAGTTGCAGTCTGACGAGATTTTCAACTTCATGACTGAGAATGCAAGCAAGTTGCGTGAAATCTCAATGCGTATGGCTCTCAAGATTGCAGACTTGACTAAGGTTAGTGCTACTAACTGGCGTCTGCTTGCTGAAAGCACTTGTATGCGCCGAGCATAAAGTTTTAACTCCAGTGTCAGGAGTCTTTGGGGGCAGGCAACTGCCCCCTTTTTTACCAATTTGATTGACAATACGGCTAAAAGGAAGTAATATAAGGTTATGTATGTCTATAAAGAACAAGTATTAAACTTCATGCTATCAACATCGTTTGGTACGCCAGGCGTTAAGTTGAGCCACTATGATTTCAAGTTCATGGCTAACATACACCAGTTTATCCAGGACAAAAATGAGATCACTAGCAATCAAGCATCATTGTTTGATGCCCTTCTTAGCAAGTATAAAAAGCAACTGGCTAGAAATAGACTAGACCATACTGTACTAAAGACTCTTCCATGGAAATGTGAAGTGATCGAAAGTCTACCCAAGTTTACTCAAGCAAGGGTATCTTATGACAACATCGATCAGCTACTTACGATTGAGTTGCCCTACAAAAAAGAATTCATCAGTACATTCAGGACAAGTCATGAACCCAATCCGTGGGAATGGAACCGAATCAAGCGTAGATACGAAGCTAAGGTATCTACTCTTGCATTGATGGTTGCATATACAGAACTGCCCAAGTTCTTTCCTGTAGTATACTACGATGAAGTCAAGGATGCTATCGATGAAGTAGTCCAGCTACAGGGTACCGCAATGTTTTGGAACCCCACTTATATCAAAGTAGAGGGCAAGTATATGATTGCCGCTACTAACCCTATCTTAGAAGAACACATACAGGGCTTAGTGCTAGATGATAGCCCTGCGACTCTGTATGCACTGTCTAAGTTGGGCATCGATATCGATGAATCAGTACACTGCAACGATCCTAAACTAGTGTTCAGTTCTGAATATCAAACAGAATACACAGTCAACGATCCTAGCAAAGATATCGATACTTTGTTTAGCTGGATCAGTGAATTAGAGGGAACTAATGCCCGCATATCGGTACCTAGAGGTGTACGTGATAACGACATCAATAAATCCATCATGGATGCCGGTGCTAAATACTTGTCAGTGCCGGTCAGTACTCTAAGATTCACCACAGAACCCGGCACATCATATATGCTGATAAGATTCTCTGGCAATAAGTCAGATGTAATCGAATCTAGCTCTGTAACTAAAGTAATTCACATTTTAAATCAAAAGGAGATTAAGTTTGAATAATAATAAAACCTTCACCGCCGCAATCCTGGGCGGATTTTTACTTAGCAGTACCCCTCTCTATGCACAAGAGATTGAAACAATTACTGTAACAGGATCAGTAACACAAGAAGTTGAATCAGATCCCGCAATCGATATCTCTATCTTAGAAAGTTTGTTTCCCGAGACCACAGTAGCAGGTAAGTTTGGTGGTTTCGCAGGCTTTAGTGAACGAGGAACGCAACCAACTCACACTACAGTTTTTAGAAATGGTGTACCAGCGAATGATCCAGGCGCAGGTTGGTATGATTTTGGTCATGATCTTTCAACCGGATCTGAAACTGTAAAGGTAGTGAATGGTCCAAACTCAGTTCTATATGGTTCAGGTAGTCTTGGTGGTACTATCTTTATCAATGATGATATCAAGCCAGGCACTATTGTACGTGTAGGAGATGAGCATAGTTTCGTTAGTCAATCTTATGAAGACATGCTCAACATCACTTACTTTGATACTAGTAACGGTAGTGTAAGAACGGACAACGATGAAGAAGATCGTTATAAAAACTTTACTGCTAGAGCAAACTTTGATCTAGGAGATTGGCAAGCAAAGATCAATTATACTGACTACTCTTATGACTTTGATCAGTGTTGGGACAACTTAGGTGTCGCTACTAACAGTTGCTTCCAAGAAGGTAAGAAAGGTACCGTTAGTCTAAGAAACGAGAACACTACCCTAGGTTATTCGTTTAACGATGCTGACTACTATGCCCTAGAAGATAAGACTTGGTCTAGTGAAGCTAAACGTTACTTTGTGGATCATAGACAAGAGTTCATGATTAAAGATATCGCAGAAGTACTAGTAGGTGCTACAGCAGAGCGTGAAGAATATGCCGGCAATGATCAAACTAATGTAGCAGTCTATGGGGTAGCAAAACGTGATTGGCTTGAAGTAGGTACTAGAGTCACAGAAGACGCATCAGTGTTTAGACTAGGTGTAGAGTACGATGATTTTTTTGCTAACGTAGGAACTAGCTATCGCAATCCTGCATTGTATCAGATTCATGGAGACTCGTGGACTAATCCTAATCCTAACTTAGATCCTGAAGAAGCATTTGGCTTTGAGTTTGGTTACGGTAATCTATCTTTCTTTAACTACGAGTTTAGTGAAGGTATCGATTACAGCTACGCAGACAATCAGTATGTAAACACAGGCAAATATGACACTCGCGGTGTAAGATATGTAGACAACTTCTTTCCAACTGATGATCTTTGGTTGAGATTAGATGTTGGATATACTGACAGCGATCAGCCAAGAGTAGCCAAATATAAATTTGTAGCAACAAGTACATATCTGATCGGCAACTTTACTACAAAACTTACATACACTGGTTTGTTTGATAGAAAGGCTAGTGCATTTGACATTGGACCTGTAGAAGACATTAGTTCTTTTGATTTGTCCATTCATACGAGATTTGACAGAAATATCTTGCTTTCTTTGACAGCAAGAGATATACTAGACAGAGAATTCGAAGTGATACCTGGCTATGGTGCAGGTGGTCGTCAAATCTTTTTAACAATACAATATAGCCCATCAGAGTAATCTATGCCCGGAACTGCAACGTTAGTAATCAAAGATGAAGTCAATGTCAAGATCGAAGGTCTTGAACTTGACGCCCGTAGAGCTTGTATGAAGAAGTTTGAGTTTGAAGTTCCGGGTGCTAGATACATGCCAAGCGTCAGGCTTGGTAGATGGAATGGTAAGGTAAGTTATTTTTCCCTAGCAGGGTCTACGTACATCAACCTGCTAGGGGATATCTTACCCATTCTAGAAAGTATGAATTATGATATCGAACTAGACGATCAGCGGGACTATTCGGTATCGTTCAACTTCAATAGAGTTGAGACTGATTCTTATTCACATATCGTGTGGCCCAAAGGACACACGCAAGAGGGGCAGCCAATAGTCCTCAGAGACTATCAGACAGAAGTAGTCAATCAGTTCTTAGAGAACCCTCAATCGATTCAAGAAGTCGCTACAGGGGCTGGAAAGACGATTGTGACGGCTGTTCTAAGTCACAGTGTAGAACCATATGGAAGATCGATTGTGATCGTCCCTAACAAGTCTCTAGTTACCCAGACTGAAGTAGACTACAGAAATATGGGCTTAGATGTAGGGGTCTATTTCGGTGATCGCAAAGAGTTCAACAAGACCCATACTATCTGCACGTGGCAGTCTCTTAATATCATGCTCAAGAACACTAAAGCGGGTACAGCAGACTGCACGATCCAAGAGTTCATCGAAGACGTTGTGTGCGTCATCGTTGACGAAGTACACATGGCTAAAGCAGATGCGCTCAAGCAACTGCTTACAGGGGTCATGTCACGTGTTCCTATCAGATGGGGACTGACAGGTACTATTCCAAAAGCAGAGTATGAGCGAGTAGCACTACAAGTAAGTCTAGGTAGTGTGATCAACAAACTATCAGCGAGTGAGTTACAAGACAAAGGAGTGTTAGCCAGCTGTCACGTAAACATTGTGCAGTTACAAGACGGGCAAGAGTTTACTAATTATCAGGCTGAACTAAAACACTTGCTCACTGATCAAAAACGTTTAGACAAGATGTGCAGTTTGATCGATACGATCAAAGAAACAGGGAATACACTTGTCTTGGTAGACAGGATCAATGCAGGACAAGAGATAGTTAGTAGACTCTCTGATGCTGTCTTTATTTCAGGGAGTACTAAAGTAAATGAACGTAAAGAAGAATATGACGAAGTTGCGACAGCAACTAACAAAGTTCTTGTTGCCACTTATGGCGTGGCCGCTGTTGGTATCAATATTCCTAGGATTTTTAATCTTGTACTTATTGAGCCAGGTAAGTCTTTTGTTCGTGTCATTCAGTCTATCGGTCGTGGCATTCGTAAAGCAGAAGACAAAGACTTTGTTCAAATCTGGGACATCACTAGTTCATGCAGATTCGCAAAAAGACATTTGACACAGCGCAAAGCATTTTATAAAGAAGCAAACTATCCATTCGTGATAGAAAAATTAGATTATTAGGTAACCTAATTTGTTGCATAAAAGTCAAGGAGAGTATATAATAACATTATGAGAATATTAACACTAGACAACATTCACTATAACCTAGAAACGTTACCAGAAGAAATCGATGACCTTAGATTCGCTATCTTAGATAATTCTAATCCATCGTATGTAGATTACTACTACATTCCTCTGATCTTTTTAGAATCATTTAGTGCACCGGCAGTAGTATTAAAGATAGGTAACAAAACAATCAAGATGCCGGTAGACTGGCAAGTGTTGATTGGAGATGAAGATGGGGGAGATTTAGAAACTTTGCCTTTGTCGAGTTTAAATGATAGGGGGTTTTCGGTTTTTTCATTCAACCCATTAACATCGTTTGCTCCATCGTTCTTACCTATTGAGATTATCGATATCTATTCAGATGTAACTTGGTATGCGCCTCGACTGCGTAACGGTCAATTCTTAAGCGTACCAATCGATGATGGCCCTGAGCCAAGATGTGTTTATTTTGTGAAAGAGATTAGTAGAAACTGTGAGATAGTAGATTACGGACAGGTGTT